GATAAGGAAACGGGGACCCAGGGAATTGAGAAACTCTATAGTCGCTTATCATTTGTTTGCTACTTACGTGAAAAACTAATAGATTGTAATGCGAAGGACTCAAATCCATATTATAAACGCATTGGATATAATCCAAAGAACAAGACACTTACAAGAAAGAACAAAAAAGATTAACCTATCATAGCAGATGATCGCAAGTCGTTCCGAAAAGATTGCAAGTGCAGTTAAAGATGTATTTGATCTAGGAAAATCAATTAAAAAACCCAGCACCTTACAATATGTCAATCCTGTTAATTCAAAGACTGGTCTTCCACCTGTTGTTGCAGGATCATTTACTGTAAGAATTATTATGTATATTCTTGCAAGTATTTTAGTAATTCTTCTATTTTTACTTGCTATAGATCATTGGGTTACGCCAATTCTTATAAGATCACCTGGAGATGGTGGATATATTTCAGTACCCGGCACAGATACATCACAGGTATATTGGCCTGATACGAGTAAAGTTGCAGATATTACAATTGGTATACCAACAGATTTATCTGGAAATTTAGGAACAACTCTAATTGAAGGTCAGACAAATTATAGTATTACAATGGATGTTCTTATTGATAACGAATTATCTCAGAATCTTGGAAATGATGCAAATAATGTACCTCTTCAGAGAACTCTTTTTATTTTAGGCTCGACTCTTTCAACACCGACATTAAAAGTAACTCTTGATAATATACTTAATGATATACATATAACTGCTGTAGGAACGGATGGATCACTTCAGAGTATTACACTTGAGAATGTTCCTATTCATACACCATTTCGTATAGGATTATCAAAATCAGCCAGTGTAATGGAAGGATATCTTCATGGAAAACTTGTAATGACGCGTAACCTTAAAGTGCCGGCAAAGGTGCCAATAGGTGGAGATAAGATATTTTCAACGACTAATATTAAAACAATAGTAAATAATAACGAAGTAGTATTATCAAGAGGAATTAAAGTTATTAATGTCAGATTATTTGGTGATACAATATACCCCAGTGAAATGTTAGGTCGCATGGGAGATCTATGTGCAGTAGGTCTATTCTCTAAATAATCCTAAACGCTTCGCATTTAGGGAATTAAGCAGTTCACGATATACTTATTTTTAACACTTATCGGTAGATGAACACGATCCTGTTCGTATTATTACTTATGGTTATACTATTCCTAATATACTATACATTACAGTATTTTCTTCTTCCAGCACCTCCATTGCGTATTGGTTCCGAAACAATTGATCTATCAACCGAAATGCAAGTTATATCAAGTGAAGAATTAAAGAAGGCGTGGACTCAATCAAATGGATCAACCTTAATTTTCTATATTAACCCAATTATTAAGGATCGCACAGCAGTTTCTGGAAGTGAGTATGCCTCGGTTATTCAAATTGGATCTAAGCAGAAATTTAATATTCTAGTAGCCCCAGATGCAGGGCGTGGATATATTTCATCACCGGCACAACTTATTGTTTCAGTAGAGGGATCTACTACACCTAATACAATTGATATTCCAAATTTTCCCTTACAGAAATGGACTGCTGTTGCAATTGTAAAGCAGGGTCGCAAGTTTAATATTTATTTAAATGGAAAACTCAAGGTTTCTCATATGTGTACGGCAATGCCAGATTTTGATTCTACTCAACCGCTAAAGGTTGGTGACCGTCGTTTAGAGGGACAGATTGCCTTAATGAGTATTGCGCCATATCCAATGCAGTCTGCTGAAGTAAAATCAATAGTTCAAGCAACAGTTGGAACAGATGGTAAACCATATTTATCTTCCGGCGTATTTTCATTTATACCTATACCGTCGATTAATTTAAGTTTTAATCCCTTTTGCCCAGGTGGAAACTGTAATTCAACGGCTTCTCAGATAAGTCCACTTCAACAATGGTCAAGTCAATATTCATAAACTATTTGACAACAATAGAATACGATGCAGAGTGCTAGTGCCGCAATATCTCAAGGACCAGGCAATACAATATTTAAGGTGCTTGTTGGCCTTCTCTTAATTATTGGTTTATATTACTTGTATAATTGGTTAAATGGAGATTCGAGTGTTAAAGATTATATACTCTATAATTCTGTTAAAAGTGGACTTTCTGGAAATGAAAGTGATGCGGCCTTGACAAAGTTTACTGGTTCAAAAGTTCCCGGTATATATTCAGGTGGTGAATTTTCAGTAAGCACCTGGATATATGTAAATAACTGGTTAAAGAATGCAGGTAAGAATAAGCCCTTTCTAAAAGTTTCAGGGGGTGACGATTCATATAATACACTTGTCTTATACTTAGGACAGAACACCAATAAACTTGGTGTTCGTGTAACATATGATGCCGAGAATAGTGCATTAAACCCTACTGCTATGACTGATTTAGTTTCTATAAGTTCTACTGCGTATAGTGACTCCGCTGATACAAGTAAGACGGGAGATATTGATAATATTCCTTTACAGAAGTGGGTTAATATCACAGTGGTTCTTGCTGGACGCACCTTAGATGTATATATCGATGGTAAGTTATCTCGTAGCACGGTCTTACCTTCTATGTATATTGTTGATGGTGCTAAGCCAACTGTCACTCTTGCAGGTGAAAGCGGATTTGGTGGTCTTATTGGACAAACACGTGTAACGAATTTTGCCTATTCCCCGGATCAAGTCTACAGAAATTACAGTTCAGGACCATTTGATACTTCATTCCTTTCTAATTTTTTGGCGTATTTGAACCCTGGTGCTTATACTATTAATATTGATAGAAAGGCATAATTATTATTTAAAAGATATATTTGGCACTTACCGGTAGAGTGTTATCTATTTTTCATATAATTGATAGATAGATAGTATGCAGGCCGCCCTAAATGCACCTGTTGTAGCAAGCCCTGGTTCAAGTTCAGGTATTGCACTTTTTGGAACAAATCCTTTATCACAGGTTGTTACAAGTCTTTCAATACTTATTGTATTATATATTGTTTTATCCGCATGTGAATATCTGTATAATTCATTCATGCGCATGTGGAAGGACCGTGTTGAATTATTCCCTAATACATATCCTTCCGGTTCAAGAATGTATACAGCAATTCAAAGTCCATCAAATCCTGCTGCAAAGACTATATATATATCTGATAACCAGACTTCCGGCGTAGAATTCAGTTACTCTATGTTTATTTACTTAAACAGCAATACATATGCAACAGGCGACGCAAAGTTATATCATATTATGCACAAGGGCTACAATAATTCATATCCGCTTATGGGACCAGGTATCTTTGCCTGGGGTGATTCAAATAAACTACGCGTCTTTATGAATTGCTATGATACATGGGATAATTATACGGATATTGAAAATATACCTGTAGATAAATGGTTTCATATCGTTGTATCATGCAAGGGTAATAAACTATTTATTTATATAAACGGTAATTTGAAGAGTAAGGTTTCTCTCAGTGGTAATACTCCGCCATACCAGAATTATGGTGATGTATATTTATTTAGTCCTAGAAAGATAACTCTTAATACAACGAACACCATATCACTCATGAAAGATCCTAAATTTAGTGTTACCCCATCGCCCCCAACAACAATGGTATTTGATGGTTCTGCACAGGGCATGGTCAGCCGTGTCTTTTATTTTAGTTATGCCTTAACCTATACTGAAATTCAGTCATTAATGACGATTGGTCCATCAAAGGTGATTGAGGGACCTAATATGAATATCACGCCATATTTGTCTGATACATGGTGGACAAATGCGAATGGTCCTTAATATGGTGGACTGGGCACGTATGAAAAGAACATCTCATCTTGTTTCACTATAACAAGAAGAGACGTTATGTCAGGTGGTGGATTATTTATACTTGTTGCCTACGGGTCTCAAAATGTAATACTAAGTGGAAATCCAGATTTTACTTATTTTTATATGGTTCTTAAGAAATATAGTCACTTTTCATTTGAATCAGTTACAACTGCTCTTGAGGGACCACAAGAACTTTTCTTTGATCAACCGATTCAACTAAGAGCGAAGATTAAGCGTGTAGGTGAGTTGCTTTCTGATCTTTATTTTACATTTACACTTCCCGATATATATAGCAAATATTTCAATCCAAATTTACCTGGTCCTACTGCTGGTAGATCACAATATGAATTTCAATGGGTCCGCTACATTGGCGCTCAAATTATTCAAGATGCATCATTCTTTGTTGGTGGAACACTTGTTCAACAATTTGATAGTGATTATATCATTGCTACAGCCTTTACGGATCAAGATGAAACACAGTATAATAAGTGGCAGGAACTCATTGGTGATGTTCCAGAATTATATGATCCGGCAAAAGGTAAATACTCCGGCGCTACAGGATCAACTCGTGTATCTGGATTTTACCCAAATACATTTAATGATCCAAATGCAAGCACACAAAACAATTTTCCCTCAATTCCATCTCGTGAAATAACAGTTCCACTTGGATTCTGGTTTTCACAAAGTCCGGGTCTAGCCCTACCTCTTGTTGGTTTACAGTATCATGAATGCGAAGTTAAACTAACATTACGTCCGATTCAGCATCTATATACAGTCTTAGATCGAAATGGTTACCGTGTTCGGCCAGAGAATACAGTTGTTGGTACAACACCCGAGTTAAACAGGGGAAATGTAAGATATACGACTAATAATGAAGATGGCATGTATATACGCAATTATTTAACTGATTTTGGATATCCTGCACCTAGCTTAAATACCTGGCCTCTAAATCCGAGACTTCAGGAAACACATATATATTTGACAGAGGCTGAGAAACGAACATTTGCTACAAAGCCATTATCCTATATTGTGAGACAGGTAACAAAATATAAATTTCAGGATATAAATTCTCGCAGTTTTCTTGATATCCATTCACAGAATCCAGTTCCACGTCTAATTATACTACCGAGGCGCAGTGATTATATTACAAATCTTAATTCTTGGACAAATTTTACAAATTGGTGGCAATATCCTATTGCACCCTTTACGCCAGCCTCATCTTCACAAGGAATTATTGGAGGATATTCTGGACTCAATAACACTGCCATGCAACAGGATATTATACGGCAAATTCGTATAGTCTGTGATGGAAATGAAATTCAGGAGGTTAAGCCTCTTCAGTATTTTAGAGAACTTTCTTCATGGAAATATGCAACGGGTGTTTTTCCACCTGGAATGGCAATTTATAGTTTTGCTCTTGATACATCAAAGTGGATTAAACCATCTGGAACTCTTAACACTAGCAGAGTAAAGAAACTACAACTTGATATAGACCCGTGGCCACTAGCAACAGATACAGCATTTTTGATGGAATATACAGTATATGTGGAGAGTTTGAATTTCTTCCTAATTGAAGGTGGAATGGCTGGGATGAAGTATGCGACCTAATAGAATTCAAAGAATCCTTACTTGATTAGATGAGCCTTCTAACAAGCTTATATAATAAAGTTCAGTATTTAGCCTCAAAGAATTTATCGGATCCTAATGCTGAAGTATATGCAAAACAACAAGCAGAACAGATAAAACAAGATAAAGAAACGAGACGAAGAGAGGCTGTCGCTGCTAGTAAGGAAGCAGATAAACTTGCAAATGATGAATCTGATGCTGCTGCTGCTAAGGCTTTGGCGTTAAGAAGTAAATTTGACCATAAAAGTCTTATAAGTGATATTGCGACACATGCTCTTACTGGAATCATTATCGCAGTAGTTATAATTTTAATGGGAATTGGTGGCTATTTGGCTGCAAATCAGGCAATTGGCTATAATAATCCATTTCGCATTCTATCTTTTATATATGGATGTCTAGCATTTTTTTATGTTATACCTAGATCTCTCTATTTAATATATGGAAAGGGTGAAACTTTACCAAGTTATGCATTATTACCCTTATATGTATATGTACCAAGTTCAGATATAAATGTAAAAAAAACATGTAACTATATCTTTTGTTATCAAGAAGATGAAGCATCTGTAAAAGCACGTAGTCTAATAGAAAATTTGTATTCAAAAGTTCATGCTGAATCATTATTACCAACTCCACAAATTCCCACTTAGAACTAATAGAAGATATATTATACAGAATATGGCCTCTGAATTACCTTTTGTAAGTCTTGTAACGCCGACGTATAATCGTAGACGTTTCATCCCTAGTCTAATTCGCATGATTCAACAACAGGATTACCCACGTAATAAGATGGAGTGGATCGTATTTGATGATGGACAAGAACAGGTTCGTGATATATTTGAGGATCAAAGGGATAATCTTCCAATCCTACGCTTTATTCATAGTGAGGACAAGTGTACTCTTGGAGAAAAGCGTAATCTACTAAATAAGGAAGCAAGTGGTGATATAATTATCGCTTTTGATGACGATGATTTCTATTTTCCTGATCGTGTATCCCATACAGTGTCAATGCTCTTAAAAAACCCTAGGGTGGATCTAGCAGGTTCAAGTGAGGTATATATGTTCTTTACTGATACAAAGGAAATCTATAAGGTCGGTCCATACTTTGCTACACATGCAACAAATGGAACAATGGCCTGGCGACGGCAATACGCCCTAAGTCGCCGTTATGATGAAACTGTTGCATTTGCAGAGGAGAAGTCATTTCTCGAGCAATATAAGAATCCCTTAGTTCAACTGGATCCGATGAAGGTTATGCTAGTAATAAGTCATGGAGATAATACTTTTGATAAAACGGGTCTTCGCATTAAAGATAATCCTATGATTAAGAAAACAGATTTAAAGATCGATGCCTTTATTAAGGACGATATGTTAAGAGAATTCTTTCAATGTGTAGTGTAAGCCTAAACAAACATTATTCACGATTAATTAGATTGGGTTGGTATGTCTCGAGATGATTCTGTAAATAAGATTTTAGATGTCTATCAACAACCATTAGTAACTTCTGTAACAGAATTGTCTGGATATGCATTACAACCTCAGGAGATTAAGATTCCTCTACGGCCACACCAACTTGCCATGGTTCAGGCAATGTATGATAAGGAAAAGACATGTGTTGAAGGATTTATGATTAATGGAGAAATACATCATTCACAGTTTGCTATTCTTGGTGACAAGGTTGGTTCTGGAAAAACACTAATGATGTTAGGATATATATCAAATTTGAAGAGAAATCCTCAAGCCGGTATATTTTCTAGAATTCACCATATGTCACAGGGGTCTTTTTGGAGTCAACGACCAGTTCATACACACGAGTGTTCTGGAAATACACTTATTATAGTTCCGCATACTCTATTTCATCAATGGAAATTCGCCATTCAGCAGCAAACAACTTTATCCTTTTTTGAAGTTAAAACCACAAAGGCACTTGATAAATTGGATTTTACCACGTTAATTAAGGAACGAGATATTACTTTAATGTCAAACACAATAATCAAGCAATATATGGCAGAAGGATCTCGTGATAAGATTCAGTGGACGCGTGTAATTTTTGACGAGGTAGACAGTGTGCATTTTACGTCGACCGTCCAGATGCCTAAGGCGAATTTTTACTGGCTAATAACGGCCACCTGGGCCAATGTGCTTTTTCAGGGGCTTTACATGTATTTATCTAATATGTTTCTTTCACAAAGATCATCGGCCATTCACCCTGATTTGGTTACTCTTTTACACCAGGATCAAGTGACGAATGGTTCAAATTATTATTCTAGATATGACGTAAAGAGCCATAATTTTTTTACAGAATTTATGACAAAGCATCCAAATCGGGGTCACTTAGTTCTCTTGACAAATTCGGCTTTTATGGAACAAAGTTGGAGGTCACCGCCTATTATCGAGCAGCGTATTTTATGTGAATCTCCTATATCTCATAGAATTGTTGCCCAATATGTAAATGCTGAAATTCAGGACCTCTTGCATGCTGGAGATGTTCAGGGGGCTCTTGAGAAATTAGGTGTAAATAACACAAGTCAGGCATCGCTAATAAATGTAGTCTGTGAAACACGTGAGAAAGAACTTGATCGCCTGGAAAAAACACTAGCCTTTAAGGAATCTATTGAATATGCCACTCCTGCGGCAAAGGAGGTTGCTATTAATTCTCTTAAGGCAAAGATTGCTTCTCTTAAGGAACAAGTATGCTCGTTGAAGGAAAGAATTCTTCATGTTGATCAGGAGATTTGTGCAATTTGCTTCGATGATCCCAAGGTGCCTACCTTTGTTATGTGTTGTTCACGTCTTTTCTGTGGATCTTGTATAATTCAATGTATTCAGAGAAATCCATCATGTCCTCTATGTAGGGCTGCACTTGAGTATCAAAATCTTAGACAAGTTAACTTAGATACTACGACAATTTCAAATACTGAGCAGACAGATCAACTTATAATAGTAAGAAAGCCGAAGAAAAAGAATGCTCTTTTAAATCTTATTAAGGAAACACGAAATGGTCGATTTTTAGTATTTAATCGCTATGATAATCCATTTTTGGAGTTAGAAGGAGAATTAATTGAACTAGGATTTCACGTAGCAATGGTAAAGGGAAATAAGGATCATGTTTCAAATATTTTAAAGCAGTTTGAAAAAGGTCAGATTCAGATTCTTCTAATGAATAGTACACAGGCTGGGGCGGGCATGGACTTGAAGTCAGCAACTCATATTGTTTTAATGCATTTAATGAGAAAAGAGGAGGAGCGGCAGATTATAGGTCGCGCTATACGTCTTGGACGCACGGAGCCACTTACATTGGTTCGCCTTTTACATGAGAATGAGCAAGTTAGTGCCATATAAGCACATCACTTGTATACACATAATTGCTTTGGTATACTCATTGAATCAATCTTCTTTGCTTGACTCAATGTGAACTTAGTTGTTTTACCTTGAACTACTTGTGTAAGAACTACTGGAATTTCTTCAATTGCGCAAGCGTGCTCATCTGAAAACTGAATCATCTGTTTCCATGTATTGTACATAGATGATTGTCTAGTAAGAACTTGTGTAAATTGAAGTTGAGATGGATTTGGCACTTGAGTAATTGGATATTCTGATAGGAATGCATTTGTAATTTTTAACTTAAGTTGGAAACTTGGCCTGAGTAGATTCCAGTTCTGATAAAAGAATGCCCAGTAATCAGCCTTATCACTCAAGTCAAAGAGTGCCAGAAATTCCTTGTAATGCTTCCATGGGTTTTCTGCAGAGTCAAGCCTCTTATGCATATTCTCATGCACACAGAGACCAGAAAGATTTCCTAAATTATTTTCAACCTCTGGAATTACTAAAGGGTCCCAGTAGTCATAAAGACAGGAGTGACTAAATCTGAGGATATCTGTACTTGGCTCCTCAGTTTCACCATTTTCTCCAACAAGTAATTCTGGAGTTTCCACGTTTGCACCTTGTTTCTGAAATATAGAAATTGAATCACATCCACTCATAGATCTGAGAATTACTCGTAAATCTGCAGATGCAAGAACTTCAGGGCGCAAGGTATTTCCTAACCAGGTTTGAACTGTATCAACTGGAAACTCCATTGGAATATATGTGCTTAGACGAACAATATGCTGGTAAGCACGCCCCTTGATTTCATTACAAATTAGAAGCAAGGGGTGAGTTGTTTGACCGACCTTCCATGCACGCATATAATCAAGAAGTTCACTGAGGCCCCCTTTTTCTCCAAGACTAAGCCCATCAATTTCATCGAGAAGAACTGCTAACTTATTATTATTTGCCGTAGGAGACATCGCCTCCAGAACAGATTTCTGAGTAAGTAATGGAATAATTTGTTTCTTAAAGGCTTGTCCACTGCGAGTGTGACTTGCATTTAATTCAATAATACGATAGGATTCTTGTTTCAAGATTTCTCTGGCAAGTGTAGTTTTACCTACACCGGGAGGACCAACCAGTAAAAATGCAGCAGTCATTGGATTTTGTAACCATCGTCTAAGTGAATCTTCCACGCTTGGATGAAGGTTTGCATAAGGCATTATCTTATTAATGAATCACGTAATTGTCTTTAGACTCTTCATT